CCGACCGCTGCCCTCCACGCCGAGACGATCCGGAGCTCACCGCCGCCGACCGCTTGCGCCTTAGCCAGCTTATAGGCGGTTTCCGTAAGAGTGTCGATATCGGCCCCGAGCGTTGCGACATCAACGAGTTGCTGCTGGAGGACTGCCTTGTTCGCTGCGCCGAGTCCTGGTTCGCCGGCAAGTCCAAAGCCCAAATCCAAGCCGCTGTTGGCAAGTGGGAGGTCGACGACGACCCTTTGTTCATCCGCGTGTTCCAAAAGGGGCAGTGGATTAAGAAACTTGAGGCCCGCGGAGCAGACGTGAAGAAGTCGCAGGTCATTGCGCAAGTGGCCATGTCCCGCACTTTCCGTGACGCGGTGTGGTGCGAGTACCTTGAGGCGTCCCTCTTGCCTAAACTCCGTCCCCACACGCTCTACTTCAATCGGCTCAATCCCGCGCAGCTCGGCGACTGGTTTACAGAGCACTGGGACAACTCGCAGCCTGTTACGGCCAACGACTACACCGGGTGGGACACAGGCGTCGATCGCGTTTTCCTCGCCTTTGACGTCTGGCTCATGGAGCATTTCGGTTTCCCCCCCGGTTACGTGGCGCGGTACAGACGCGAGCGCTACCTTTCCCGGACGTTCGTAGGGCCGTACCCCATCATGCAGCCGTCGGGCGATCGGTACACCCTCCTCCTGAACAGCATGCGGAACCTTGCGCTGTGCGGAGCCAGTCTCGACTTCCTCCCTGGGACGCCTATCGCCGTCTGCGGTGACGACTCGGTGGTCTGTGGCGCTTTCAAGAAGCCCAGGTACTTCCAGCCGCGCGCTTGGCGCATGACCCCGAAGCTGTCGGTCTCCCCTGTCGCCACGTTCTGCGGCTGGTCCATTGGCTCCACCGGCTTCCACATCTCCCTGGAGTCGCTCACCTACCGTGCCCGCATTGGTCTGCAGCGCGGTATCGCCCTTCCCGACTTTTGGCGCTCTGTGTGTGAGATGGTGCCGCTGACGCATGGTTCTGAGTGGGAGTACTCCGCCCTCAAGCTCGTCCTCGACACGGCCGCCCGCGATCTCTGCCCCATCCCCCTCTACCCATTCTAATTTTCT